GTTGTCGGCGAAGATGCGGAACTCGCCGCCGACCGTCAGCGCGATGAGGTCGGACAACGGCAGCAGATGGCGGATGGCGTTCTGCTGCCGGGCCTGGATGCGGAACTGCAGGCCGTCATCGTCCTGGCTGGGCAGGCTGCTGGTGAGGTTGGCCTGGGTGCCGTTGCGCGTGGCCCAGACGGTCTGCGGGTTGGCGTTGCTGCCGGCGAACCAGCGGCGCTGCTCGTGGTAGGTGACGGCGCTCGGGTACTGGTCGGCCGCGGCGTTGAGGGTGTAGATGTCCTGCGGCGGCGTCTTGGTGGTGTCGGGCAGCACGTTGTCGTCGACGATGCTCAAGCTGCTGGTCTGCCCGATGAAGCCGAAAGCGCCGCCGCGGCTCTTGAACACGTTGTAGGCGCTGGCCCCGGCCACCGCCGACCAGGCCACCGTGTTGTAGTTGCCCGAGACCGCCAGGTTGTTGCTGGTGCTGACGACGGCCGAGGCCAGCGATTCCGTGATGCCGTCCGCGTCGATTGCGGTCACGCAGTAGCTCTGCGGGCTCTCGTTGCCAGCGGTGCCGATGGTCGGCGTCACGGAGACGCCGGTCGGCACGGCAGCCGAGGGCGCGAAGCTGATCGCCGTCAGCGTCCAGTTGACGGCACCCAGCCGGCGCAGCTCGGCGGCTGGGTAGCCGGGGTGCACGAGGGTTAGCACGTCGCTGTCTTGCGCGTAGTGCAGCCCGAACAGGTCGCCGGCCTCATAGGGGCTGGTGATCGTGTAGACGCGAGCGCAGGTGGTGGCGCCGGTGAGGTTCATCGTGCCGCCCCAACGGTCGGCCGCGTTGAAGCTGTTGGCGCTGGTCACCGTGATGCGCACGAAGCGGCCGCCGATGAACACGTCGTCGCCCGTGCTGTAGCCGTGGCTGGTGCAGGTGACGGCGCTGCCGAGGGCGGTGCAGGTTTTGTTCGCTTCCAGCAACGCCGCGCCGTTGATGAAGATGCGGATGGCGAGGTGGCTGAACTCCAGCACCGCGGTCTGCTCGGCGCTGTAGGCGAACGGGATCAGGCGCACGCGCTTGGTGGAGTCGCGCGACTCGCCGATGTACTGGAAGCCGCGGCGGCGCTGCGCCGGCCCGTGCGGCAGCGTGATGAAGTTGCGGCACAGGGCCAGCCCGGTCTGGTACTTGCCCAGGTCCAGCCGGCCCAGCATCTCGGGCGTGATCTCGCCGCCGGCGAAAGAGCGGAACAGCGACTTCATGCCCTGGCCGCGATGCTGGTCGGCAGGTACGGCTCGCTGTCCTTGGACTGCCGCGCTTCGCGCGCCGCCGCGGCGCGGGCCTCGTCGTGGCCGATCTGCAGCCACTGCGCGCCCACCTTGGCGCCGTCCATGCCCTTGATGATCGGGCCGGCCAGGTAGCCCGCCAGCACCTTGCCGCAGGCGGTGACGAAGCCAGGCGGGAACTTGGTGGTGTCGGTGATGTCGCGCTTGTAGAGCAGCGTGGCGGCCGGCTCGTTGGTGCGGATCACCTCGCCCTCGATCTCGTAGTCGGCGCCGGCGCGCTCGCTGATGGCGCTGCTGTCCAGCACGCGCAAGGCCGTCACCATGTCGGACGGCAGGGCGTAGGCGTAGGCCCACACGCTGCTGGTGTTGGCGACCTCGGCCAGCACCACGCGGTGCTTGGCGAACTGCCAGTCGGCGACGTCGATCACCTCCTGCCGCGCGATCTTGTAGAAGCGCGCGCAGTGGCCGGCCTCGACGCTGCCGTCGGGCGGGCTGATCGAGACCACCACCGCATCGGCGCCGATGTGGCTCAGGGCGATGTTGCAGATGTCGGCGACGCTGGCCATGTGGGTCCCGAGTCAGGAAAGAAACGGGCCGCACGAAGGCGGCCCGACAGCGGCAACTGCTGCTGCGCGCCCCGGATCAGGTGCCGGAGGCGGGCGCTTCCGCCGCGACGCTCTCGCTCACCAGTTCGAGGTTGTCGTCGATCTTCTTCGGCTCGGCGCTCTCGCCGGCCTTCTTGCCGGTCTTCGGCAGCTTGGGCCACTCGGTATCCAGCAACTCGCCGGCTCGCACGATCTTGCCCAGGTGGCTGACGAAAGTGTCCTTTCGGACCAGGTATCGCGGCATGACGCTCTCCTGTTCAGACGACGGTGAAGCCGCCCGGGTACTGCTTGTTGAGGTGCTGCACGTCCTTCACGAACGACGCGCTGATGGCGCCGGAGCTATAGGTGCCGCTCATCACGTACTGCACGCCGAGGTAGCGCGCGCCGCGGTCCTGCGGAGTCCGAGGCGGCACCGGAAGCACGAAGATCGCGCCTTGCGTCAGCGATGCCGTCGGGATTGCCGGGCCAGAGCCCAGCACCTGCACGCCGGCGTTGATCGTGGTGCTGACGCCGGTACCGGTGATGATCTGCGGCGTGACCGAGGTGCCGCCGCTGAATGCGGTGTCCACGGTCAGCACCAGATACATCGGCTCGCCGGCGCCCACGTCGCGGGCCACGCCGAGGTCGATAGCGTCGGTGGCGACGATGGTGCCCGTGGTCAGCGCCTGCGCGCTGGAGACTTGGTTCTGACGATCGGTAATCATGGTCTCTCCAGGGTTGGGCTCAGGGCGTGACGCCGGTTTCGGCGATGCCCATTGCATCGACCTTGCGCAGCGGCACGCCTTGGAACGACAGCCAGTTGGCCGACGTGCCGAACTGCGTCAGCGCCTTGTCGATGGTCAGCACGTTCTGGCTGCGCTCCAGCGCCTGCAGGCGCAAGCCGCTGTACAGCGAGCGGTTCATGTAGAACGCCGCCCGGCCCAGGCTGAAGTTGGGGATGCGGTCGAGCGCCCGGCTCATCATCTTGATGGCGTTGGTGCCCGCCGTCGGAGCCTGGGTGCCGGTCACGCCGAGCCAGTCGCTCACATCGATGTTGGCGATGCGCACCACGTAGCGCCAGTCGCGCACCACCAGCCCGCTGTCCCACTGGAACAGCGTGCGCAACGCCTGGTAGAAGCCGCCGTTGCCGTCGCTGACGGCCTCCTCGCCCAGGTCGCGGTGCTTCAGGCCAGCCGTGGAGCCCTTGGGGAAGGGGCAGAACACCGTGTCTTCGCCCCAGACCACCAGGTAGATCGAGGCATTGTCGGAGCCCGACGCGGCGCCGTTCGTGCCGCCGCCGGCCAGCAGCACGTTCTGGCCGGAAACGGTGTTCGACACCGGGCCCAGCGAGTACCGCGACGCCAGGCCGAGGTACTGTTTCGGGTCGGTGCCGGGGTTGCCGAAGAACAGCGTCTGCGCCTGCTGCTGGTTCATCGCCTCGATGAAGGCGCGATCCTCGGACAGGCGGAAAGAGGCGGTGTTGCCGTTGAGCTGGGCCAGCTTGGCATCGACGTGCGAGCGCGCCTCCATCATGCCGCAGGCCTCGTCGACCTGCGCCGTGGTGGACTTGCTGGTGGGCACGCCCTGGTTCAGCGCGCGCCAGTAGACGGTGGGCAGCCCGGTGCGGATCGTGACGCGGTGGCCGGTGGGCAGGTTGCCCTCCATGAACACCGCATCCTCCAGGATGTCGTTCGTCTGGGACAGGACTTCGGCGACGGCGGCCGTGGACCCGTTGGGGTCCTGCCGCTTGGCCCAGTCCAACAGGGTCAGTTGACCGGTAGCGAGAACAGCCATTTTCGATTCCTCGGTGTCAGGCGGTTGCTGTGGTTGGATACAACCGATCGGCCAACGACTGCGCCGGCGCAGTGGCCGAGCGGTTCGTCTGCTCGATCGTGTCTTCGGAGATGAGCTTCCCGACCTTCAGGGCCATGCGTACGACCTCGGGGTGGTTGCCCAGCCCGCTGGCGTTGAGCATGGCCTTCAACTCGGGCGTGCCGAAGGTGTCGATGGCCTTGCGCGCCGTGGCCTGGTTCTCGGCCTTGCCGAGTTCCGGGTCGGCGGTGGTCGCGTCGTGCCAGTCCTGCACCTGCTGCTGGAAGGCCTCACGTCGCGCGACCTCGCGCTGGATGGCGATGCCGGCGATCTTCTCGGCAGCTTCCTTGGGCAGCTTCAGTTCCTGGGCGATGGCCTTGAACTGGTCCACCGAGGCGGTGTCCAGTTCGATGCCGTCGGGGGCCTTGACCTCGTAGTCGATGGCTGCGGCATCACCCTGCTGCTCGCCGGGCTTGTCATCGGCCTTGGCCGCGGGTTGCCCGGTGGTCTGCTGCGTGGTGTTGTCGCCGGCCGCCGCCTGCGTGCCCTCGGTCGCGCCCTGGTTGGGTGCGGCTGCAGTGGTCGTGCCCTGCTCTCCCCCGGCGGCCTGGGTCGTTGTGCCGGTGTCCTGCGTCGTCGTGGTCATTCACGATGCTCCTGCATCATCCGCGTCAGCACCTCGGGGGACGCCAGCAACAGCTCGTCCAACAGGAACAGGCCAAGGGACCGCTTGCCCTCGTTCGCCGCCATCGTCATCGCGTTGGTGTTGAACGTGGTGCGGTACACCCCGGCCAGCTCCAGCAGACGCCATGCGATGCGGCGGCCCTGCGGGTGTCCGGCCAGCCACTTCAGATCTTCGACCTCGCGGGCGCGGAGCCGGGCCTTTTCGGCCTGGGCCGCTTCGTGCGCGAGGTCTTCGTCATCCATGGCAGGTACCGGCATTCTGCGAACACCACCCCAACGCAAGGACACGGGTCAGATGCGCAGGCCGATCCCGACGTGCAGCCGCGCCTGGCGCAGGCCGCCGGCGGCGGACGCATCGAACAGCACGCCAGGCACCAGGATGGCCGACGCGCCCACCACCTGGCCGGGCAGCGTGGCGCCGGCCAGCAGGTTGCCGACGATGATGCTGGAGGTGACGCTCATCGTGGCGCCGGCGATCGTCTGGGCATTGCCGCTGGACGACAGCGCGCCGGGGATCAGCGTCGCAGCCGCCGACAGCGTGGCGCCGCTGATCGTCGCGTCGCCCTGCCCGATGAGTGAACCCGGCAGCAGCGATGCGCCGGCGGCGAGCGTGGTGCCGGCGATCGTCGAGCCAGCCCGCAGGTCGCCGGGCACGAGCGAAGCGCTCGCGGCCAAGGTCTGGCCGGCGAGTTGCGCGCCGGCCACCAGTTGCCCGGGAAGCAGCGACGCGGCAGCGGCCAAGGTCTGGCCGGCAATCGCGGAGCCTGCAGTGAGGCTGCCGGCGATCAGCGACGCGGTGGCCGAGGTGGTGGCGCCGGCGATCGTCGCGTCGCTGCCGCCCGTCGACACCGGCACCCAGATGCGCTGGGGCTCGAACAGGCCCCAGGGGTTGTCGAGCAGCTCGCTCTCCGCCCGATCTCCGACATCGCGCGGCAGCACCGCCGCCATCGCCAGCGGCGACACGAGCATGCGGTTGCCGCTGCGCACGTAGCCGCCGATCTGCATCAGGTTCGTGCCGCTGCGCCAGCCGTAGCTGTGGCTGGCGCTGTTGCGCATGATGCTGCCGTTGCGGCTGACCGCGAGCTTGGCCGTCGTCTTGTCCCAGCGCGCGACGATCACCAGGTCTTCGCCCGCGGCCCACTCGTGGCTCAGCGCGGTGTTGTTGTAGGCCGTGGCGCTCAAATAGTTGCCGCTATCCCCGACCCGCCAAAGGATGGTGTTGTACCCGCTGATCTGAAAAGAGAGCATCCCGACGCCGTAAAGCTCTCCCGTCGGCGCAATGCAAACGGCCGCCGGGAAGTCCGAGCCGACGCTGACAAAGGCGGGCAGCACCGCGACGACTGTGATGCCGGGCCAGGCAAGCGATGCGCCGCTGATCGATGGGCCGGTGTAGTACGCAGCCGTGCTGTAAGACGCCGCGCGCGACGCAAGGCCGGCGCGGCTGGGCTCGATGATCGGAGAGCCGACGCGACTCCACGCGGCACCAGCGGCGCCGACGAGGACGCCCGGCTGACTGCCAAGCCAGCCAGCGTGCAGGTCGGCGTACTGCTCCGATGGGCGCAGTACGACCTCCTGCGGCTGCTGCTGCCACGGCAGCCTGATCAAGCGCTGGGCCATCGCTCAGTAGGCGTAGGTGTCGCCAGTGCACTCCACGGTCACCGCCTGGCCGGTGTTGCCGGTGAACTCGACCTCGATGTAGGCGACCTCGGGTCCGAAGCGGTAAGAGCCTTGCGTCTTTGCGCTGGCCGTCGTGCCGCCACCTTGACGCGCGACGATCTTCCAATCGTCGTCGCCGGTGCCCTCGCTCGCGGCCGCCGGCATGCTGGACTGCTTGCGCGCGATGAGCACGCGCGCTTCGCACTGCACCGTCGGCCCCGTGCCGCCGTTGGTGATGGCCCAGCGGATCATGCCGCCATCGGCAGATGAGCAATCCAGTCGGCCGCGCGTGGTCGCCGCCGCGGCGTTGCTGGCGCTGCTGACCAGTACCTGGCCCGTGATCGTCTTCGACATGGTCAGGCCGCCAGCAGGTTGACGGCCGCGTTCACGGCGGTCTGCACGTCGGCGTCGGACGCGCCGGTGATCTGGGCCGCCGTCAGCGCCCGGTTCTGCGCCAGCACCGCCAGCACCATCTGCGAGGCCGCGCGGTCCGGATCCTGCAGCGTGGCGCGCGCCCAGTCCAGGCGCGCCGCGTGGTTCGCGGTCGCGTCCGACTCGGTCCGGATCACGTCGCACGCGACGATGCACGCGACCTTGATCTTCTGCTTCAGCGCATCGTTGGTGGTGGCGATGCTCAGGAGTTCGGCGTAGGTGGCCATGCTCAGGTCCTCAGTTCTGCAGCCTGATCGTCGACGCAGTGGCTTGCAGCGTGCCGCCGCTGGTGCTGACCGTCGAGCCGTTGTCGATGCAGCACACCAGTTCGTCTGCCGACGACGCGCCGCCGCGGCGCTTGTAGACGATGGCCTGCTGCGCGCCCGAGATGGTCGACGATGCCCAGCTCACCGAGCCGACCGTGATCTCCACGCGATCGTTCGTCGTGTCGATGGCGTTGACGGTCAGCGTGACAGCCTGGCCGTCGGCGGTGTAGCCGGTGCCGCTCACTTCGCTGGTGATGTCGTCGCGGCGGTCGTGGCTGTCCTTGTTGAAGGTGTAGCCCGCGCCGACGATCATCATGTAGAAGGTGTCGCTGTCGCAGTCGATGTTGCCCTTGAGCACGTCGGCCAGGAACGAGTGGTAGATGCCGCTGGCCATTCGTCAGCCTCCCGCCTTGATGCTCGCGCCGCCCTGCCCGCGCGGGGCGTTCGCCTCGCGCTCGGCCACCTTCTGGTCGATCAACTGCTTGATGACCATGCGCCGCTGGCGCAGGTTGTCGATCTCGGAGCCCAGCCGCAGCGACTCGGACACGAGCACCTCGATGCTCAGGTCCTGCACCGCCGGCGAGGCGGGCTCTGCGGCGCCTTCGGGCGCCCGCGGTGCGGCCGCACGCCCGAACAGTTGATCCAGCCAGCCCATGCGGGCCTCCTTTCAGTAGAGCGCGACCAGGCCGCTTGCCGTCGTGCCTGACGAAAGCACCTGCCGTACGCGGATGGGCAGCACCGTGCCGCCCTGGACGTTTGTGAGCAGCGCCGTGCTGCCATCGGAAGCCAGCACATTCACGTTGCCGGTGGTGCCGACGTACAGGCCGCGGCAGTTGCGGTTCAAGTTGGTGTTCAGCGCGACCGTCTCGACGCCCTGCGCCGGATCCGAATGCGTGCTCATTGCGCAGCGACCTCCAGCGCCGAAGTGCCATAGCCCTGGAACATGTTCAGAACGTCCGCGGCCATGTTGGAGCCGCCGCCCTGCGTGGGCACCTTGGCGGCCTGAGCGGCGCTCTTGGCGGCGCTTTCGGCTGCGGCCTGCGCCATCTGCGCGGCCTGCGCCTTGGCGCGCTCGTTGCGCAACTGCGCGACTTGCTCATCGCCGACGATCCAGCGCGGGTTCACGCCGATCATGTCGCTGTAGTCGTCGATCACCTGGTCGGTGTCCACCTTGTCCCAGACCGACGGATCCTGCTTCGCGCTGGCGATGTTGGCCACCGCGGTGACGAGGCGATCAGCACCCTGCGCCGCGACGAGCTTCTGCGCCTGAGCCAGCGTGCTGATGTACTCGACCTCCAGGTCCAGATCCTGAATCTCGGGCGGCGGCCGGTCGACGATGCCGGCCTCGACGCACGAGTCGAAGGCCATGTCGATGCACGGCCCCAGCAACTCGTTGTGCAGCCGCTCCAGCACCGGCCCGAGCATGAGCAGCTTTTCCTCGTGCCGTTCGGCCACCTCGGTGGCGGTGATGCCGCTGCGCGTGTCGTTGGCGAGCATCATGAACAGGTCGGCGTAGTACGACGCACGGATGCGCTCGCGCACATCGGCGATGTCCAGCCCGAGGTGCTGCAGGTCGAGCCGCACGTCGAAAGCGCTTCTGATGGCCTGCTGGCTGGTCGTGGAGTCCGCGTACATGATGCCGCCCGGCAGCCTGCTCGACTTGTGCTCGACATAGCTGCCGGGTACCTGCAGCGGCGGGTTCACCATGTAGTCGATGCCCTGCGCCTTCTTCAGCTGCTGGTGCTGGAGCTGCTTCACGTCGCCCAGGCACTCCATGCCCGGGCTCTGGCCGTAGATGTCGTTGCCAGTGATGTCCCAGCGCGGAACCAGACCGCGGAAGCGCTTGAAGCCCGCGTCCCGCAGAAAGTCGCCGCCAGTCTGGCTGGGCTCGAAGTACCGCGAGGACCACGCCATGTTCCGGCTGTCGACCTTGGCGGCGTCGCGCATCTCGCGGGGCTCGATCAGGTGGATGACGTCGTGCCAAGCGCTGTAGTTGCCGGCATCCCAACTCGACCGCACGGCCTGGCTGCAGCGCTCATAGCCGAACTGCTGCACCATCTGCGCAGCTGTCATCTGGAACTCGCGCATCAGCGTGTTCACGCGGCCGCGGCTGTCGGTGGCGATCGCGTACTCGCCAACCGTCATCGGGTAGCAGTGGATGACGCTCTGGTAGTCGGGCAGCATGACCGTCGCCGCGGTGCCGAACAGGCCCAGCTCGCCGTACATGCTGTGCAGCACGTTGTAGAGGTTCGACTTCGCAAAGACCTGGCGCAGCCGCTCAGCGGTCCCGTGCAGCCACGCCTTTACCGCCGGCGCCTCGGTCAGGTCTTTGTCGGCCAGGCCGAGCCGGAACCACGGCCGAGCCGGGCTCGTCATGCCCGACATCATCCCAGCCTGCAGCGTGCGCGCAGCGATGATCGCCGTGTTGTCAACGATGTCGTTGTGCTTCTTCTCGCCCCGGTTGCGGTCGGTCACCGCGAAGCGGCCCGAGCGCGGAGCCTGCAAGCGGCTGATCTCGCGCCAGTGCTCG